AAAGGTATCACCATGAACATTGAAGAGGATGAGGATACAACAGAATGACAAACATCCGCCTAGAGATGGACAGCTATGCCGCCACCCTTTACCTCCCTACATGGCAGGATGTTTCTGCCGCAGTGGAGATACTTGCTCAATTGGGAGAGCCATTCGCGGTGGTCGATGTGGGCGCGGAGTGGGAAAACTACAACATGCCCAAGCAGCCTGATGAGCCGCAGGTGATGGTATTGTTCACCGCGCCTTTGAAGCTTTCCGAACTGACACCTTTTCTAAAGAGTGTCTGCACTGTACTTGAAGGGGAGAACACCCCATGATAAAGCAACCCTACCCGTATTTTGGGGGGAAGGCGGCGGTAGCCTCGGAGGTATGGAGGCGATTGGGGGATGTACCGTTATATATTGAGCCGTTTCTGGGGGGCGGCAGTGTCTGGTTAGCGCGTCCTAACGTCCGGCACGCTCTACACCAGTGGACGGACATAAATTCCCCGCCCGACCTGACGAACCTCAGCATCGTGGCGAACCCGTCCGCGTCGTAAAGGATAGTGACCCGAATTGGTCGGCACGTATGAAAGTCCTGGGAAACGCCGTTGTCCCCCAAACTGTTTTCCCCCTCGCCGTGAAGATGCGCGAGTTCTTGTTTGGGGATAACCCGCGTCTTTCTAATCCTTCCTAGACTTCGTTGAAAGGATATTTATCATGACCAACCAGCCAGTGGGCAACCCCCCATATACCCCCCAAGCAATACATGGCGTCACGCTGCCCCTATTTCCTCCTGAAAAGGGCGTAGCCCTAACAACTGCCCAGATAGACGCCCTACGCCAATCCTCAGTCGTCGCTGTAGACGTGGAGACAGAGACGAATGCTATGGGGCGCGTGCCGAGTAAGGACTTTGGACTGTCCTTCTCCGCGCCCGTAACCGTGATCGCCTTCGCTTGGCGATCCCCCAATGGCGGCTTGGAGCGTGCCGTTGCCTCTAGTCCTGAAGGTGACTATGGTGCTGACGTACAAGAGGTGCTGGAATACCTGTTCAGCAAGGCGGTGGCGGTGATGCATAATGCGGTGTTCGATTACCGCGCCCTCGCGAAGGTTAGAGGGCAAAAGGGGATGCACGCCCCTTATGCGGTTTGGGATACCGCCGTCATGGAACGCCTCTTGAGAGGTACCCCCCATAAACGATATTCCCTGCAGGATACGGTGCGGGCGTGGGACTTACCCGATGTCCCCGACTGGTATGCCGCGATGAAGGCGCGGCGGAAATCGCTCCATGACCTACCCTCAGATCAGGTGCTGGCTTACGGGGCTGAAGATGCCGCCCTCGCCCTTCGCGTGTATGAGAAACAGAGGGCATTACCCGCCACCGCCGAACTGGAGGACTTGATCGCTTGGGAATGCCGAGCGATGCGCGAATACTGTCGCATGGCGGCAGAGGGCGTGGCGATCAACACAGAGATGCTTTCTCAACGGATAAAGGGACTGCGTAGCCGACAAAGGGTATTGGCTGACGCCTTGATGCGCGATGGTCTGGGCAATCTAGGCAGCCCCGCGCAGAGGGCGGATTACATTTATACGCGCAAAGGTGTCCCTAAGCCGCCGCCTACAGCGGAGATGTTCTATACGGCAGGCGGCAGCCTCGCCACGTCGGGGGCAGTCCTAGACGTATTGGCAAGAGATCACCCCTCCCTGACCGACTTGAAGGTGTGGATGGAGACGGATCGACTTCTCGCCACCTTAGAAGGGCTGCAAGACCACGCCGCCTCGGATGGGTGCGTCCATTCCCTCGTCACGATTGGGACGGAGACCGGACGCCGCGCCTCCAGTCACCCTAACCTTCAAAACCTAATGATGGTGGCTGACCACAACGACCCCGACGGGCATTGTGCGGGCATTCTGCGCGGACGCGAGGGCTTTACCCTGGTGGAGATCGACTATAGCAATGCCGAGAACTGGATCGCCGCTATGCTGTCCGGCGATGATGCACTTGCGGCGGCTTGTGCCTCCAGTGACTTCCATTCCTCTATGGCTGCCAGCTACTTCCCGAAAGAGTGGCGTTCCGCACAGCTGGTTGGCGATAAAGACACGCTGAAACGACTGCGGCAAATGGGGAAAGCGGTCACCTTCGGCACGGCGTATGGGATGGGTGCGGCAAAGCTGGCTCATACACTAGGCATTACCCCCCAAGCCGCAGCCGCATTGCTGCAAACGAAAGATGAGGGGTTTAGGCGCGTTGCCTCCCTCCGGCGGAAGCTCTCTGAAGACGTGGCGGCGACGAAGAGTGTCGCCCTCTGGACAGGGCGCACCGTCCCAGTCAGCCCAGACCGCGCCTTCACCGCTTGGAACTACTGCTGTCAAGGCGGGGTGGGTGAGATGGTGAAACGTGCTATTGTAGTGATCAGTGAGTACTACCGCCGGAATGCGATGCGCTCACGAGTGGCACTCGATATGCATGACGCGATCATCTTGGAAGTAGCTCATGCCGAATGGGATACGGCACTAGCCGCCGCCACTGAGATCATGGCTGGCGTAGTCCCCCAGTCCTTGTTAGGGCGAACTAATCCCCCTATCCGCTTTACCGCCGTCCCCGACGTGGCGGGAAATGCCCTCAAGTGGGGACGAGGACAGCCGTCATTCCCCTATCCGCCAGAAAACGCTGCCGAGGACGGTGATCAATGACGCGGTGGAAACAGATGAAAGTGACCGCCTACGCCCCATCCCTGTTTATCAGCCGCTGGCGGCGGCTGCGAAACGCCGCTGGCGTCCCCAACTCTACCCTGATCGTGGCGACGCTGGCGTGGGCAATCAGACAGAAGGGCTTTAACCCTGAGGAAGTCATCAATGAATGGGTGCGCGATTATGCCGCCCCCGCCCATCTCAGGCGGCTGTTAGATGGGGAACATCAACGCCGTAGGGCGAAGGCGGGTTCCGCCCCCTACTTCATGGCGAAACATCTCTTAGACTTGGGCGGACAAGTCTATGCTCAAGACGTGCGAGATTGGTCAGCGAATGAACGAGCCGCATTGGACGCTTGCACCCACTGGGGGTGGGTGACCGTTATCGATGATACCTTCCTATTGACCCCGCTAGGGCGGGATAGCCTGAAAGGATAGCCGTATGCCTAACCCAATACAACCCACTCGTGAACAGCTTGTTTTAGAGGATTTCTTCTATCGACTGCTCCAGCGCTATATGTTACTCAGTGTTCCCATCACAGGGACGGTTCTACTCGCTGAGCAGTCCCTCTTGGTGAGCCGTGTCCGTCCGTTGACGCCCGAAGGGGCATGTGCCTGTGATGTGATCGTCGTCCATGACAACTATATAGTGGTCGATCTCACCTTCTCGACTTCTACGGGGGATAACTGGCGGGAGACAAGCGCGGTGTGGGCGAGCGCCGTCCTGGGACGAAGGGGAGGCGATGGCTGGATACGCCAGTCTAGTCCCCGTCCGGCGGGGCTGGCAATGTGGTTTTCTCAAGATGCCCCCAACCCCGCCAGTAATGACTTGTTCGCCATGACCTCGTTGGGGGGCAGCCGTTCGCCATTTGGCGAAAAGTGATCAGTTGACATGACTACCTACCTATCCGTATACTACTTCCTAAAGGAGGTGAGACGATGGGTAGGAAAATCGTTAGGGACATAGTGGCGCACGATGCCGCTAGGCAGGCGCAGCGCGAAGCCCGCCAGACGGTGGTACGTCAATTGTCCCTCTTTCCCACAGAATTCATCGAAAAGGCGCGTCAAGAGTCGTGGTCTCCAGCGCAGATGCGTGATGCCTTCCAGATTTACATGGAAGGCAGCCTCGTCACCCTGTCTGATCCGGCACGCATGATTGAATTCCTCGAAGCCGTTGCCCAAAATCTCACTATCGCCGCCGCCTGTCAAGTGGCGAATATCCCCTACCTCGTGGCACGCTGGTGGATCGCCCATGACGCGGCGTTCCGCGAACTCATCGGCTTGGCGCAGGATGCAGCCGTAGACCTCGTGGAAAGCGTCCTTCATCGAAGTGCCATTAGGAGTAGCCCCAACGCCGTAGTCCCACTGCTGCGTGGTCGGCGCCGTGAGATTTATCAGCCTCCCTCCAACCAAGTAGATGACGATGCGAAACAGATCACGATCACCGTTGTCTTTGATAGACGGGAAATACCCTGATGCCCCGCCAAATTGAGATACGTATCCCCGAACCCCATCCAGCACAGCGGGAAATATTGGATAACCCCGCCCGCTTTCGGATCGTCTTTGCCGGACGCCGTTTTGGGAAAAGTGATGCCAATGAGATCGAGGCATCTATCGAACTCCTCAAGGATAATCGCTACGTTGGCTATGGGTCGCATAGCGCGAAGGCGTTCGATGATATGTGGGAGCGAATGAAGGCGCGCTTTGCCCCGATCATCGTCTCCAAAGATGAACAGATGCGCCGCTTTCGGTTGGCGAATGGCAGCATCATTCACTTCTGGTCGTTTGGCGCTAATCCAGACGCTATGCGGGGCAACCGCTACCACCTCTTTATCATCGATGAATCGCAGGAAACACGCTCTCTTTACCTGTGGGAAAGTGTCATTCGCCCTACCCTCATCGACTTTCGAGGGCGGGCGATTATCACCGGCTCTACGGATGGCTATAATTGGGCGTACCGCCTGTTTATGATCGGACGGTCTGGTAAAGACCCCGATTATGCTGGATTCCAGTACTCCAGCTACGATAACCCGTTCATCCCCAGAGATGAACTGGATGCCATGCGCCGCACCATGTCGGATCGGGCGTTTCGAGCGGAGATCATGGCGGAGTTCATTGACTCCGACTCCCTTGTCTTTCGTGACGTGCAAAAGCGTGCCGTCGGTAAAAAACAAGATATGCCCGTCCCCGACCACCAGTATGTGATCGGGGTAGACTTCGGGAAGTCCTTCGATTACACCGTGTTCGTCGTCATTGATACCACTGAACAGGCTGTCGTTAGGATAGACCGCCAAACGGTGATGGACTGGAACTACCAAACACAGAGTCTCATCAGCCTTGCTAAATTGTTCCATGTGGATGCGATCATAGCCGAACGGAACGGCGTGGGGGAGGCGATTATAGATCGCATTCGTGAACAAGGTATCACAATCATCGGCACCTATACGTCCAATGCCTTCAAGGTGACCATCATCAATGATTTAGCCTTTGCCATAGATTCGGGGCTGATCACCTTATTGCATCCCGATGAGGATATAAATGCCCAAATCATGCTAGAGGAACTCGCCACTTATGAGGCGTCTACTGCCCCCAGTGGCGTGACGCGCATGTCCGCCCCCCGCGATATGCACGATGATACCGTGATGGCACTAGCACTCGCTTGGCACGGGGCAAGGGATTCACAGTCGGCTACGGCAAGTTATACGAGGTTCTACGCTCATGGTACTTTCTAATCGCTCACAAGGCGCACGGTTGGACAGTGTGCAGACCCGCGCCCGCGCCACAAACCGACGTTCGCCCTTTGCGGGGTCTCTGCTTGGTACTACCTATCGCCCCAGTAGCGTGGCGGACATTCCCGCGTGGGGGCACCCTGAACGGGATAGGGCGCTCCTCAAGTTGTGGCGACTAAAGGGGTTAGAGCCTATTCAAGCGGCTACGGCTGCCATTAGCCAGAAGGTGCAGTCCACTGGCTGGTACATTGAAGGGGCAAGGCGGGTCGCCGCCCGCGTCCATAACATGCTCCATAATGCCGACTTCGGGATGGGGTGGGAGACGTTCTTGTCTAAGTTCGTCTTTAACTACCTCAACCAAGACGGCGGCGTGTTTGTGGAGATCATCGGCGATGGCGATCCCACCCAGACCCTCACCACGCCTGTATTGGGTATCGCCGTCATGGATAGCACACGCTGTTATCGGACGGGCGACCCCGATTATCCCGTACTCTACCGCGATATGGACGGGGTACAGCATAAAATGCATTGGTCACGTATCTGGTATCAGGCGGATATGCCCACCACCGAGGAGGGGTATCTCGGCATAGGATATTGTGCGCTATCCCGCTGTGTTGCTACCGCACAGGGTCTTTTTGCTTGGTCGGAGATGCGCAATGAACGCTTTGATGATTTTCCGCCCGCTGGTATCCTCGCCCTCACGGGTATCAATAAGAACATGTGGGAGGAACAGTACCGCCAATATGAGGCGGATCGCCAGCAGCGGGATCAGCGCTACTATCGAGGGGTGATGACCCTGTTTCAGGCAAATCCATCCCTAAAGTTGGGCATAGATATGATCAGTTTTCGGCAGCTTTATGAAGGCTTTGATGAGCGTCGTCTCTATGACACGTTCATTGACCTTGTGGCGATGGCGTATGGCATTGACCGCCAAGAGATTGCCGCCTTGTCCACGAGTGCGCTTGGGTCGGGCGCTCAGTCCAGTGTCCTTGAACGAAAAGCGCGAGGGAAGGGTGTCGGCAATGTGCTATCCTTGCTAGAGCGATTCATTAACCGCATCATCCCCGACTCTGTTCGTTTCTCCTTTGACTTCGCCGATGATGAGCAGGATATGCAGCAGGCACAGATTCAACACCTGCGCACCACCACCATCTTAGCCCTCTATACGGCTGATGGTAAACCCTCCAATATAGCCATTGACACGGCGCAAGCCGCTGAGCCGTCCTACACGCAAACGATGGCAGAGGGCGGACTCCTCAGTCGGACGGAAGCCCGCTACCTGTTGGCGCGGGAGGGCGTTATCCCCCGCGATCTACTACACGCTGATGAGCGCCTCAATCCAGGGTGGGAACAGTTCGATGAAATCACGCGGAAGTTCATGGCGGGCTACGGCGAAAGCGCGTGCGTCACCCGTGCGGGGAAGTGGCACAGCCCCCATGATTGGCAGAAGTTCCGTAGAGAACAGGCGCAAGGGGTATGTTGGACGTAGCCAAAACTGTGCTATACTTATCGGTGGGCGGACATGAATACCCCGCTCTATATGTTCGTGGCGATTGCAATACCGCAATCGCCTTTTTCGTTTACCTTCTTTTCAGCTTATAATAAGACTTGACCACGCAGAGGGAGCAGTAGGTTGGACGTAGCCGAGCAGATTAGACGGGCTGTGAGTAGCTATTACGCGGATTTTGCCGAGACACTGAAACCCCGTCAAGGCTTATCTAGATTATTGAAACCCGCCGCCGATAAACTGCGGATGCTGGTGGCGCGGATGCGGTTGCGTTCTGATATGCGCACGGCTGTCCGTCAAGCGCATGTAGACGCCGCCCGTTCAGTGGTAGGAGATGCAACCCTGACTCCGGTGGACATGGTGGCGATCAATGTCCGTGTGGATAGGGAATATGTCTATTTAGAAGGCTTTTTGTCGGACATTCCCACCATGAACGAGGCGGAAGCCCAACGCCGTGCCGCCTTGTATCTGAATGCGGCTGCGCAGACGGGTAGCATCATTGCGGCGATTGAACTGCCCACCCTCCCTGTCTACCCTGGCAGCTACCAGTTAGCCTGTAACGGTTTTTGTCGCTGTCATTTGCGGGTGGAGGCGCTGGATGGCGAGGGCAATTGGGATGTGTGGTGGGTGGTGGACACGGAAGCGGAACATTGTTCGGATTGTGTGGCACTCAGCGCGGAGTGGTCGCCATTGAGGATTCGTAACGGGGAGATACTTTCAGTGATCACAGGTGTCTAAAGGGGGATGCTATGGCACGGAAGTCGGCAATCGGCAACTTATGGGGGCGGACGGATGACGATGATGCGCTGGTGGTCACGGTGGAGTCGGGACTACAGGCGGTATATCGGTCACGTCCAGTGCCACGCTCATCGTGGCGGCTGCCACCACCCGCCGAGGACTGGTCATTCAGAATAACAGTAGTGATGATGTCTACATCGGCGCGTCGGGAGTCAGCACGACAACAGGTCTAAAACTGGCAGCGGGGGCTACAGTGGTGGACAACGCCAGCAGTGCCGCGTGGTATGGAATTGTCGCCAGCGGTACGGCGAACGTTCGCTACGTTCAGGTGACGGCATGACGATCTATCTAGGGAAAAAGCGCGGGGTATACGTCACAGCCCCCACCACTACCCGCGCCTCCCGTATTATGGCACTCAGTCCGTTGGGGTACTGGACGCTCCAAGAAGGTACGGGCAGCACTGCCACTGATTCCAGCGGGAACGGTCTGGACGGGTCAATATCCGGCGCATCGTGGGGCGTCCAAACAGGTACAGACGGCACGCCCGCGTTGTATTTTGATGGCGTGAATGATTTCGTGATCATGGCGGAGTCGGCTACGTTAGAGCCAGCGTCCGCCGTTTCCGTGTCGCTGTGGGTGCGGGCAGCGACGGGGGCTGGCTGTGTGATGTGCGTGGACAACGGGGACTGGTCATATGCTTACGGAGGCTTTGGCTTTCCCAGTTTCCAAGCCCAGAACGGGGGCAGCGTCAGCACAGGCGGTACATTCACGGCGGATACATGGCAGCATTGGCTCTGGACGTACAGCGCAGCGAGCGGAGACCTGAACGCCTATCGCGATGGGGTGCTGGTGGATACGGGATCGGGCGCGGCGTCAAACATCAGTTATACTGCGGGTTTGCAATTGCGTGTTGGGCGCCGTGTAG